TAGTAAATTAGTAATTGAAGCTATGGGTGGAGCAGGAAATAATGATGCTGAAAAAGCAGATAAAATTATTAGAAAAATAGCAAAAGAAGTAACTATTGATAAATGTGTCGATATTGATTAAATTATACTTTATTACATCTATTACATTTATTACATTTATTATAATAAGTGTATACGGATTTTCCTTTTAAATTTTTCTTCATCATTGAAGATATAAAGTTTAAATTTTTGATTTATAAAATTTTCAAAATTTTCTCTCAAGGTAATTCTTGTAGATAGTTTTAAATCAGGTAAAAATACAATATATTGATATAATCCATCATTTCTGTATATTTTATCAAATAAGTAACCATCGTAATCTTTTTCCATAACTTCTGGTTTATTATGACATAAATCAAGTAATGAACAATCACATTGAATTTTTCTAATACATCTCATTGTAGTATTAATGTATTCAAGTTCATTTAACCATTTATTATAAAAAATATTAGCACTTTCTGATAAATTTATCATACAGGTTGTTGTTTGAAATTTAATCATATTAAGCAAGTCGATTAAACGTCTAATTGGACTTGTTATATGGATATAAGCATCGACATCAAGTAATTCATGTCTGGTGTCAACAATTTCTGAGCCATCAATATATTGACCAGAGGCACTATTCCATATCTTAATAAATTTCCCTACTTCTTCAGGTAGTGTATCTGGAACACTAAATTCCCTCTTAAAAATTGTAGAACGGAAAATACCAGTTTTATGTTTTATTAATTCTTTGGCAGAATGATAATTCATTAATATCATAAGATAGCATACAAGCTCATGACTATTACGCACATTATTAATATATTTATATTTTTTTGATAACTGATGAGTTGCATCTAGAATATTATGGTATTTTTGATCACCTAATAGCTTAGGGTCTTCATAAACATAGTTATTTGACACTTTAATAACAGCATTACAAAACCTTATATTAATTATTTCATCATCTTTAATAAATACATCCATGACAAAAGCTACTCTCCTAACATTTTGTTGTAAACTGCATAAACAATCACATAAAATTGTAGGTAACATAGGTCGTTTTTTATCTGGTAAATAAATTGTAGAAATTCGTCGTGAAAATGAGTTCCATAAGTTTAATACGTCCATCCAAATTGTTACATTAGATATGTAGATGCTTAATTGTTTAACATTTTCATCTAATTTAACAAGGCTAAACCCATCATCATAGTCTTGACTATTAGGAGGGTCAATTGTTATAATATTCCAATATGATTGATCTGTTCTATCTTGAATATTTGGATATTTTGTTAGAATAGTTTCTATAATTCCATCATGAGATTTATTTTCAAGTGATTTATTAGTATCTTTTTGAAATTTTTGAATTGATGCGTATAAACTTTTACAATATAATTGATATTCATAAAAATTATCAAGAATGTCAACTGGTCCAATAACATTTTCAAGTTTGGCTCTTGGATGTTTATCTTCCCAATTATCAAAATTAATAGTAACATACAAATTTTTAAATACTTTTGAAAATCCAATATTTTTAACCTCATATGGAACTAAAAAAGAAGGTAATCTAATATCGTCAGGAATACATTTATATAAAGGTTTTCCATTTGATGATTGAGATCGTTTCGAAGTATAACTTTGTCCAGACTCTAATCGATATTGTCTTCCATAAGTTTTATTTCCATCAAGAATTAAAACTCCTGGTATAGCTGGCCCACTTCTAATAGATGAATGTTGTATAGTAATTTTATTATCTTTATCAATTATAAATATATCATTGGTAAATAATTTATTTTCAAGAGGATTTATCTCTATTTCAATCTTGTTAAATTTGTTTGCATCGAAAACTTCCCAGGAGCTGTAACTCCGATCATTTACATGAATTTTAAACATCGTATCTTACTACATATATGTAGTAATATCTTTAAATAATATTAATATATATATATATATATATATATATATTCGTAAAAGCTTTCAAAATAATGTAAAATATAGAAATATGGATAACGATTTAGTTGTAATAATTATGGCTGGAGGATTAGGAACCAGAATGGAATCAAATATTCCAAAAGTGATTCATAAATTAGGAGGAATTCCAATGATAAATCGCATCATACATAATCTTAACAAATTATCAAAAAAAATTAATTTGAAACAAATACTAATAGTTGTTGGTAAATATAAAAAACAAATACAAGAAGCAATAGAAGAATACTCAGAATTATCGAATATCATATATGTTGACCAACCAGAAGCATTAGGAACTGGACATGCTATTCAATGTTGTATAGGTCATCTAATTAAGTATCCAAATTCAAATACTTTGATTCTTTCTGGAGATGTCCCTATGTTTTCAACTACTTCAATGTTTAATTTGGTTAATAAATTAAACAAAGCTAGAATTACTATAACAACAAATAATTCTCCAACAGGATACGGTAGAATAATTATTACAAATGACAAATTTGAGAGAATCGTAGAACATAATGATTGTAATTCTGAACAATTAAATATTTTAAAAATAAATTGTGGAATTTATGCTTTCAACACAGAAATATTATGTAAATGGTTACCATTAATTAAGAATAATAATAAAAAACATGAATATTACTTAACTGATATTGTAGAAATCATTAAGAGAGAAGAAAATACTGAAATAGAATTATACGATTTACCAAGAGAAAAAATGATAGAAGTAATTGGTGTTAATACCATATCTCAATTAAACGAATTGAATGATATAATAAAAAAAATTGATTAATAAAATAAGAAAATTGTTATTATTCCAAATAAAAATACGTAAAATGAGTGTTGAATTTAATCCTGAAAATAGAAATGTTAATCTAGCAACTAGGTGCTGCTCGTTTTGTCGAAGAGCTGGGCATAATATTACAAGATGTGATAGCCAACTAATTCGTAACTTTGAAAGAGAAACGCTGACTTTTATACAATTATTAACTCAAGAACAAACGCGAATGGCATCGTTTCGTAATTATTTACTTAATGAGGCGTTTTATGCACCAAATGTAGTAAAAGCATTTGCTATTACACGTTGTAGTGCTAATACTAGAAGTAATATGTCAAGATGTATCGAGTTAATAATGCGTTATTTTATGCCTCAAATTCAAAATATAGAAACAAATAATCAAACTATTCAAGAAACTCCAGTTGATGAAGAACCTCAACCAAGAGAACGAGCATATCAATATAATTTAAGACGAGGAAGACGATTTGGTTTTTCAGAATTAGGGTTGCGTAATCTTGAAATGAATAGATCAAGAACATATGAAACTGAAACAGAGTCAATTTTGTATGCTATGATGTTTATTCAAATAATTAGATCTATTAGCGAATCAGCTCCGTTAAATACAAAATTTCATATAAAAACAAAAATATCAGAAAAACAACATGATTTACATGAAAAATGCGAGTGTAGTATTTGTTATGATGAGCACGAAAAACAAAATTTTGTAAAATTAGATTGTGGTCACGAATTTTGTAAAGATTGTATAAAACAATCATTACAAAACGAAAGAAGAAAAACTCCTTGTTGTGCTTTTTGTAGAGCAGATATAAAAAATTTTGAGATAAAAAATGAATCAATTAAAAATGATTTAGATGAATTAATAACAAGCGAAGATCAGCCATATAATTTATAAAATAACCTTGAAAATTTTCAATTATCAAATTTTTTTATTAAAATTAAGATAAAAAATTTGTCATTCCAGAAAATACAGTTTTTTATACATTATTTACAGTTGGTAAAGCCCCGCCTCATCCTCCTTTCATATCATTGGTATTAGAAGACATAACAGATTCACCTCATCCACCACGCATACTATTACGTCTAGTGCGTCTATGTTTTTTTTGTCGTCGTGTTTTACGTTTTTTTCTACGAGTGGTAGAAAAAGGGTTTAGAGAAGATAAAAACTTAGTAATTCCCATTATAATATATTCTAATATTATTATTATAATTCAGAACCAATATTATTATCAGATGATGCTGGTTGAGGTAATTCATCAATATTAGTGCTTTGATCTGGTATAACAATGTTATCCTCAATATTATTAGAAAAATCATTAGTATTAGATAATTCTTCTTTATCAACAGGTTCAATAACTTCATTTTTATTTAATTCTTGAATGCTAACTTTTTTAACAACATCACGTTTAACATTTTGAATTTGTAACGCATGTAAACAAATGTAAGGTAATATTGCTAAATTATTCATATATGTTCTATAATTAAAACAGGAAATACTAGTATTTTCGTTAAATTTAATGCTATACCACCAATAAGAAGGTATATACAATGTTTTACCGGGTAAAAGAGTAAATTCAAGACATTTGATTTTATCAAAATCAGCAATATATTTGGGTTGAGGATTCCAAGGATTGATAGGTGATCTGAATTCAAAGTTTTCATAATCATAAACTGGATATAAATATTTAGTGCTATGTGGTGGTGCGAGTTTAATTTGGGCACTTCCCTGTGTTAATAAAAGATAATTTCTGTAATTAATTTCGTATCTAAATGGTGTACAAGTCTTGTTGCTACCCATCATTATATCGTAATTACAATTTGATACCATATATGGTCTAAGATATTCGTCGTTATAACGCATATTTTTGACTACACCAGTTTCTTCTAAAAAGTCGGTATTATTTTCGGAAAAATAAGAAGTTGAATTGTCTTCATCAAAAAGTTTAACAGCAGAATGTATTGGTAATGGCATATAAAGTTCCGTATTATTATCATTCTCTTTAATATTTCTTATTTTTACTTCAAAAGCGTGATAATTATTTGCTACATAACTCCGATTTGTTGTTTCTATTATTTTTTGACATTCAAAATCAAATAAAACTGGTTGCCTTAAATCACAAATTTCTTCTAATTTATCTTTTGATGGCTGTTCTACTTCATACATTTCCAAATCTTCACCAGTTTTTAAATGAAACTGAATGTGAAGATATAAAAATAAAACTAAACAAAATATACAAAACCCTATTATTATTCTCATCTTAATTAAAAATGATAATAATATTTATTAACTAGAACGAACCCTTAATTTTATTCATCGGGTAACTTAGGTGCTATATAAAACATAAGCGAGCTACTATTCCCTAAATTATAAGTAACTTTCATCGGAGCTTCATTACTTAAGCTAAAATCAATATCATTTGATAATTTATTTGTTAGACACATTTTACTTATATATATTAAACTATATGTTAAATTAACTTCATCATCTTCTATAATAGCATAACTAATCATATCATCTGTTGGTATATTAACACGCATTTCAACTGAATTCCCAGATGCTTTAAAATCTACACAAACTTGTGAACATTTAATATTTAAGTCATCGCCAAAATTGCTTAATTGTGATAACATATCCGTAACTTTCTTTGATGGAAGAGTAATTTCAGCGTCATAATCAGTATTTGGTATAGCCATTTCTTCATATTCATAATCGAGTAGAGGTAACTTAAAAAATTTATTATAATCTATTTTTTTTGAATTTTCATTATTTTTAAATTCAATTGATAATGTATCACTTGTATCTTCCTCTAAATAAAACACTAAACCTTGTTCTTCACATTTGGTACTAATTATAGAATAAAATGTTCCAGTATCAAAACATACTTGATATTTTTTATTTACTTCATAATAATCAAACCATTCAAAATTCAATTTTAAATCAAATAAACAAACATGTGATTTATCCATACCTTGAATATGAAATGTAGTTTTATTAATAGTTAAATTGATTTGTGATGATGAACTCTTTAAAAGATTAAAAATAGATATAAAGGCGTCCTTTTTTTTCTTATCGCTTATAACAAAACATACTTTTTTATCGTGGTGTGCGAATTCCATATTAATAATAATTATTAAGTTATTTTTAATATGTTTTATTTAATGATTAGCTAATTCTTGTTTGATCATATTTTTCAAATCAACAGACATAATAATATTATTCTCTCCATTATTGTCGTTAATATTAGTTCCTATTCCGTCTTCTTGTTCTTTTTCTGAAGAATCTTGAATATCTTCTAATTCAGTTGGTAGGCGTTTTTCTAAATCAGATAAAGCGATTTCATAATCAGAAAAGTTTTGAGTAGTTGTTTGAGCAAACATGTCATATTTAACCATAAATGTTTTAAGAATATCCTTTGTCTCAGTTAATTCTCTATTAAATCTAAATACTTGTTCAGTATTCTTTGCTATCTCAATAGTATGCTTAGAAAAATCATCACCCATTCTCTTAAATAGTTCATTTAGAGTTTTAACTTCTTGACTTAATCTTGTAAATTCCTCAGAGGATGAAGAAGTGCCATTTTTTTCAAGAGAATCAAGACGATTAATAATAGATGTTAAAACTGAATTATCAATAACTTTATGATTACTAGGAATACCAGAAACATCGCCAGATACAAATTGTTTAGTATCTTCTTCATGATCAGTCTCAATAATCCATTGTTCAACTCTGCCTAATCTTAAAGTAATAAGACCAATAGCATCAGAAATACTCAATTTTTGAAATGGCAAATTATTTTGCGATTGCTGTTGTTGTTCATAAAACTGTTGGTATTGTTTAGGAGGAACTTTATCTTGTTGAACAGGGGGTTGTATAGCTTTAGCAGTTCTAACATTATTAGGAGGTGGAGGCATATTATAACTCATTCCTGATGGCGGTTGTGCAAAAGCAGCTTGTGATCCAATTGAAGTAATAGGTCTATTTCCACTAACAGGGGGAGCATTATCTCCAGCCCTTCTAGCTCTAGCAGCAGCAAGTGATCGTGAACTCATAATATAATTATTATTACAATTTGTTTCTAAATAACTTACGCAAAAAATGACAATTACATTACACCCTTGAAGATTTAAAATGGGACAAATATTACTAAATTTATACCAATAATTTTCCTAAAAGGTGCAGTTTTAAATCTTCAAGGGTGTAATATCGTAAAAATGGTATTCCAAAGGCACTTGCGTTTCGTGAAATGTTAAAAGGACTAAATGGGTTTAATTTATTTTGACAAATGGTCTAAAGCTGATAATAAAACTAATTCTTGTTCAGTCAATTTTTGAAATATCAGGTTTTTATCCATTGCTATTTGAAAATGCCGTGCTGAATAACCAATGTTTTTACATACACAAAATACTCCATCATCTGTAATTTTCATTTCACAAAACAAAGCACCTTTTGTTAAATAAATATTAGTAGGATCTTCTATTGGTATCCATCTAATAAATGTTCCATATTTTAAATCATTCATTTCGTCTACATATTTGTAGTCTTTTAATTTATTAAAAATATCAATTGTTTCCTTTTTTGGTAATTCAAGTTCTTTTAATATTTTTAATGTCATCTCTCGAATAGTTTTAGTTGTAAAATTTAACAGAGTTTCATTTGAGTCATCATCCAGAGCTTTTAATAATTTATTAACATCCATATTAATTTACATTAATAAATTTTTATATTATTTATTTTATACCTTTTTACCAAGAACCAAATGAACCACCTCCTAAAACAGAATTAGCTGCAAGTGGGCCATCGAAACCCTCTGTTGTTACACCAGGTGAAGCAGCTCCGACTAAAGGTGTTGTATCCTGTCTATACATTGTATCATAATTTGGTAATTGCTGTGGTTGCATAGTGTTTTGATTACCTTGTGTAGCATCATAAGTTGGTAATGAACTAATAGCTGTTCCATCAGTGTAACCACCCATTGGTTTACCGGTTATGCTTCCTGCTTGACCAGAAATTGGTTGAGAAATTTTTACATTTCCATTACTAGTTCCATTCTTACTATTTTTATTTTTATTATCAGATTTACCATTCCATAATTCGCTTATACGATCTACTAAAATAGATACTTTCTCTCCAAGTTTTGTTTGTAAACTCATTGTAATCATTAAAATTGCTAAAATTATATAAACAATATGAAACTCAGGGTATTTAGCACCACTATATGTTGGAATAAATGTAATTATTCTATGTATAAGTAACAATCCAATAAACATTACAATAATTTGAATTAAAACTTCTGCTGAAACTTCTAAACTACTTTTATTGTCATCTGCTTCAGGAACATATTGTTGCATTGTTTTATTAAGTATAACAACTGGGATTATTGCTATAACAGAGTATTGAAGTATATTTAGTATTTCTGATTTTGAATCATCATCAAAATTGAAAACATGCTTAAAGAAACTTTTTGATTCGTCTGAGCTATCCATATCCCTATAGGGTATAATTAGAAATTAAAAAATTAAATTCTCTTTTTAAGTAAATAATTTAAATACTTCGTTCTAAATATATTATGGAACATATAGCCGAAGAATATGTATCACTCCAAGAATTGTTGATTTCTAGCGAGAAAAAAACTTCTGATAAAGAAGTTCAATCTAAGATTTCTGATAATATTTTTACTAATCTAAACAAATTTAGTCATGAAGAATATCAGTACCTAAATTTACTTGAAAATATTTTAGAAAGTGGCACTTGGGAAGAAGGACGAAATGGCAAAACGAAGAGTATTTTTGGCGCTTCTATGCGTTTCACTCTAAAGGATGGTAAAATTCCTATTTTAACCACGAAAAAAACTGCTTGGAAGACATGCCTAAAGGAATTATTGTGGTTTATTCGAGGCGAAACCGACAACAATTTACTAAAAGAACAAGGAGTTCATATTTGGGACGCTAATTCGTCTAGAGAATTTTTGGATTCGAGAGGTCTTACATTAACTCGTGAGGATTTGATTGGCCCTGGATACGGATATCAATGGAGACATTTTAATGCTAGATACAATTGTTTTACTGGGAAACGATTGCTCGATGATGACCTGAATGATATTTATAAGGAAAGAACAGAATTTAAAGGGGTTGACCAGCTTCAGCAAATTATTGACGCTCTTAAAGACCCAAAGCAACGCACTAGTCGTCGTCTTGTCATGACTGCTTGGAATCCTGAACAGCTAGACCAAATGGCTCTTCCTCCGTGTCATATTTTTTGTCAGTTTAATGTGCATGATGGCAATAAATTAAGTTGTTCGATGTATCAGAGGTCAATTGACACACCATTAGGCTCACCAATAAATATAGCATCATATTCTTTTCTTACCCATTTAATAGCAAAACATTGTGGTTTAGAACCATATGAATTTGTTTATTTTATGGGAAATTGTCATATTTATGAAGACCATATAGAACCAATGAAAGAACAGATTACAAGACAACCATTTCCATTTCCAACATTATCCATTAAGCAAATTAGAGATGATATCAATGATTATCAAGTTGAAGATTTCGAACTTCATAATTATCAACATCATTCTCAAATAAAGATGAAGATGGTGGCATAGAAATATCGTCATTCACATATTTATAATTGTCAAATTTTGGATTATTTTATTTAAGGCGCTATAATATAGTTGGAGCTGGTTAATTAAGTTGCCTTGCTGCTTCACAAGGTTGTCTTGGTCGTGTTCTCATTTGACGTTCATAACATTCAAATCTTTCTGAATGTTGAGCTTTGTCGATAAATTCTTCTCTCGAACTATATAACTACTTATTCAATGGCTTGTAAAAATGTGTTCCTATTTCCAATAAAAATCTTTAATAGCAATAATATTTAGAGACCCTGTAGGGAGTTCCGTAAAACATATCATTACCAGTTTCTACCTCTAATCCAATTTTTTTATATTTTTCTAAAATCAAAAAAGATGTTACGCTTGGCGAGTTATGCTAAGGCGGACTGTCTGTGAGATACATGCAACTTACCAACCACTTGTGCGAGACCGTCAAATGTCTGCGAGTCCAATTGGTTAGTTGAAAGATCAATCCACCGCAAATTTGGAAAGAATCACCATAAATCGCAATTTGTAAAATTATTTTAGGAGAAATCACTCTGAACAAAAAAAAATGTAGATGGAGTGAATTGTTTAATTTGATATGCACTATATAAACCAGACATACCGCTTCCAATAATAATTATATCAAAATATTTCATATTATTATAGTTTGATATAATTATTTTCTATGTTTTCTTGTTGTATTTTTCTTTTTAAGAGTGATAGTTTCGTTCTTTTTGCATGTAAATTTTCCACGCGTAAATCCTTTATTATTAATAATTGTTTTAGTACATATCCCAATAGAACGTCCTTCATTTTTTTTATCAATTTTTTTTATACATCTACATAATTTAGTAGCAATAATTTTTTCAGCCTGCTGTTTTAGTAATCTTTTAGAGTTGGGTATAGTTTTATTATAAAATTCTAAAATTCTTTTATAATCATTGTTAGTAAGTTCAGGCATTTATATATATATATATATATATTTACAAATAAAATAATTATAAAATTAGTTTTCGATTATTTTATTAGTGGTAACTCCAATTTGAAGGTGTTGCTTTATTATTATTAAATTTGTGGCAGTCTTTGTAATTATGGTGGGATAGGGAAAGATGTTTTAGTAATTAATTATTTTTTAAATACATATTTCTCAATATATATTAGGAATGAAGATTGTGGTATTTGATTTAGATGAAACACTCGGTTATTTTACAGAATATGGTATATTTTGGGATAGCTTAGGAAATTATTTAAAAACAAAAAATAAAAGAGCATTAACTCAAAAAGATTTTGATGATATTTTAGATTTATTTCAAGAATTTATAAGACCAAATATAATAAATATTTTAGATTTCTTAAAGAACAAGAAAAAAACTAATTGTTGTAATAAAATCATGATATATACAAATAATACAGGTCCACGTGAATGGGCGCAACATATAATAAGGTATTTTGAAAAAAAAATAAATTTTAAATTATTTGAACAAATAATAGCTGCTTTTAAAATAAATGGTAAAAGAGTTGAATTATGTCGAACAACTCAAAACAAGACACATAAAGATTTAATAAAATGCACAAAAATTCCAATTGATACAGAGATATGTTTTATAGATGATTCTTTTTATCCTGAAATGGCACATGATAATATTTACTATATAAACATAAAACCTTATTATTATGATTTATCATTTGAATATATGATTAAAAGAATGTATGAATCAGAAATAGGTAAGAAATTAATAGGGAATGATAATGAATTTGAAAAATTAATGATGGAACATATAAATTTATTCAACTATGAAGTTATGGAAAAAGATGAAAATGAATACGAAATCGATAAAGTTTTAGGGAAAAATATAATAACTCATTTACAATTATTTTTCAATCGTTCTACAAAAAATAGAACTATTAAAAATAGATGCAATAGAAGAAATAAAACCATTAAGAATAATAAATTTTAGTTATTACACCATCCGGAAAGCACTATGTAGTAAAATGAGACAAAATCAATTTAATTTTTGGTCGATTGTAAGTTGAAGTGTGTTTTTAACTTTATCTTTAAAATTAACAAAATATTCATTTAATGCTGTAGTAGTAAGTATAAATACTCCAGCACTGAATGCTATTTTGCGGTCGAGATCTGTAAATTCGTAATGTGTTCTTAATGGATTAAACCGCCACATTAAAAATAAACAAATATAAATTCTAACATAATAATCTAAAGATTGTAAATATTGTGGAGCACTTTGAGACAATCCAAGTCCCGAAATTATAATTAAAAAATATGATATATAAATAATAATATCAAATAATTTATTTTGAAAATGATGCAATTTATTTTTCATATAATTAATCAATATTTTATATTTATCTAATCTTTTTTTAGTAAATTGTAAATAACTTATTTACTAAAAACTATTTATGAGTTGACATGCGGTCCTTTATAAATATCTAATGTTCTAGCGCTGGGATCTGTAGCATTTGTATATTTTGGCATCCAAAAATAAGGTATTATATGCGAACAATTCGGAAATTCTTTATCAAAAATTTCTTTATAATATTTTTTCTCTAATTCAATATTTGGCTGAAACAGCCAAAGTGTTTTATCTAGTTCACAAATAATGTCGTTTGCTGGTAAGATACTTTGTTCCTCATTTTTTTTTTTAGCAATTTTTTCTTGTAAAATAGTGAATAAAGACCTTCCTTGAGAACTAACGCCATCACTAAAAGCTTCTTTTTTTCTCCATAAAATTTCATCTGGTAAAATTTGTCTACCCAAACAATCAGAATAAAATAAATGACTAAAACTATTGCGTAACAAATATTTTTCAGCTACTCCAAAATTATTATGATTGCGAAAATATGCAGGAATTGATAAAATAGTGTTGACAAAATTTGTGTCTAAAAATGGTGTTCGTGGTTCAAGACCATTTGACGAAATAGATTTATCAGAACGTAAAACATCAAAAGTGTGAATATATTTTAATAATCTACGTGTTTCCTTATCAAACTCAATGTCATCAGGACATTTATTCATATACAAATATCCGCCGAATAATTCATCGGACCCATCACCATTAAAAATTACTTTAGCATGAGAATTAGTAGCAATATATTTGCCAATTAAATAATTTCCAATGCTAGCTCTTATAGTAGTAGTATCGTAAGATTCAACAGCTTTTATAACTTCTGGAATAGCATTAAACATATCTTCTTCTGTAACTATGATTTCAGTATGTTTAGAGTCAATGTAATCAGCAACAATTCTGGCATATTTTATATCTTCTGAATTTTCAAGACCAATGCTATATGTTTCAATTTGTTTTCCTTGACTTCTAAAATAATTAGCTACTAATGCTGCTATTAAACTACTATCAAGTCCTCCGCTTAATAAACAAGCAACAGGTCTTTCTGTAGTATTACATCTTTTAGTAACAGCAATATCTAAAAAATTTGAGACACTTGAAAATAATTTGTCTTTTAATTCTGAAATATTATTTGTATATAATGTAAATGGAAACAAAGGTATAAAATAAGGTTTATTTGTAACTAATGGTTCCCATCTAGATTTAACTTTACTACCATATTGAAAAATAGAATAAGTTCCAGGTTCAAATTGTTCAAGACGATAATTATATATGTTCTGATTATAGAAATATTCTAAACACTTAAGTTCAGAAGCAAAACCATATAAATAAAATTCGTCATTTAAATTAGTAATATTATAAAGTTTATATAATGGTCTAACGCCTAATGGGTCTCGTGCTACATAAATATTATTAACGAGAACATCATTAATTCTATTATCATATAATACAAAAGAATAATAGCCATCAAGCATAGTTAATGTTTGTTCAATACCATAATTAAGGTATAAATGAATAATAACTTCACAATCAGAACCCGTGATAGGTTTAACATTCATAGATTTATAAAGCTGTTTATAATTATAAATCTCTCCATTACAAATTAATACAATATCTTTAAAGACAATTGGTTGATTAGATTCAGAATTTAGACCATTAATTGCTAGTCTATGAAATCCAAGAATCATTTTCATATAATTATATTCTAATTTAGAATGTTCAGGACCTCTTTTTCTTCCTTTATCAAATTGTTCATTTATGATAATGTTTTGAGTATGATCGTTATTATTCGTATTTAGGAGAGCAAATATACCACACATAGATTATATATATTATACATAAATCTTTAAACTTTTTCTTAAAAATAATAATATATAAATATATCAATGGAAAAATCTTATAGAGCACCAACAGAATGTGTTTCAGATATTCATAAACAAACAAATAATAGAATTTATGACAGAAATATACCATCGCAAATGTTGCAACCATATGTAGATGTAAGACCAGTTATGACAAAATATTCTTATTTTCCAATAGTAGATCCAAGAAAACCAATAAATGTCCCTATTGTTAATATGCCAACATATAATGTTAATGAAGTATTTAATCCAGGTAATACTCAATCACCTTGGTCAGGTTTTGCTTCAAATATAAACACAGAATCAGAATTAAGAAATCAAATATACGCATTACAAAAATGTAGTCAAGCAGTTTATGTTCCCAATTCAAACAGTGATTTATATACATATAAATTTCAAACAAAAACACAACAAAATCCACATGAATTATTATTTAGAGACCAAACATTTGAATCTTTTAATCCAAACCCAGCACCTGGATTATGCGGTTCAACAGTTTTTTATAATAATACAAGATGTCAAGTAAGAGATATGACAAAACAAACATGTTAGAAACAAAAAATAAAAACGAGGATAAATATAAAAATAAATTTTATATTTATTTTATATGTCACAATCATTAGTAAACCAAATAACTTTAGATTGTTTATTAAATAAAGAAATGATGGGAAAACATGTAATGAGACAGAGAGAAAAACAAATAAATATAGAAGACTTCATTTTTTACAGGAAAAGAATTTTTAATTTATTTAAAGAATTAATAAGCAATAATAAGCCAAATGACTTGTCACCAGACGTAAAATATGCTTATGATACTTTTATAAAATCTACAATAGATTATTTTAAAGTTATAGATAATAATGACCTATTACAAGAGGAATACAAAGATGTCGAGTTTTCGCTAGATATATGTAGTGATTTAAACACATATATATCTTCAAATTTAGACATCAATAATGAAGCAAATAAGTTATTAATGCGTTCAATTAAAATTGACCCACCTACTTTAGATAAATATGTAAAACGAACTTCACATAAGAAAGAAACAAATATTATTTTACCAAAATCGAGAGAAGTTGATATTACGAAAGCTGAATTAAAATATAAAGGTCTAAAAAAAAATATCACTAATATTTATGAAGACAATAAGAAAAAATAAAAATAAAAATAAGAATAAAACCACTTTAAAAAATTATGGAATTAAATATGGTTCTGGAAAATCTAAAAAGTATAGAAAAAATATTAAACTTAAGAAGGTAAATTGTAGTCCTAAACCTAAAGGTGAATTAAATCATTTCACATGTTATACTAATAAGGACCTAATTTATTTAAGAGACCATTGGAACGCTAGGCATCCTGATGCAAAAATTAATACTAATTCGCCAAAAGAAATACATAAAGAACTTACTGAATATCTTAAAGATATTTGTAATAATGAAGCTTGTTGGTTAAAACAAAAAACAATATTTGGACAACTTGAAAACGAACTTTCTGATTCTTTTGCACCAGAATCTCCAGATGAATGGAAAAAAAATCCAAATGAATGGTTATCTAGCACTGATATTATGAAAGTTATGAAACAATATGAGAAAGCTTATAAATGTTTTGATTTTATTGGACCTACACCAATAAATTTTAACACCAGAAAATTATATGGTGAATGTGTTTGGGAAGAATTATGTAATTTTAATCTCGAAAAACTTATTAATAAAGGAATAACAAAAATTGGAGTTATTTTTAATACTGACCCAGATAATAAACCTGGACAACATTGGATATCAATGTTTATTAATATTAAAAAGAAAACTATATTTTTCTTTGATAGCACTGGAGATACAGCTCCAAAAGAAGTTAAAGAATTAATTGATAAAATTATTGAACAAGGTAATAATTTACCTAAACCGATTAAGTTTAAAGTTGATAGTAATGAAGGTATTGAACACCAATATGGCAATACTGAGTGTGGTATGTACTCTATATTTTTTATTGTTCATATGTTAGAAGACAAAATGACTGAACATTATTTAAAAACTCATATACTTAAAGACGCATATATGGAAAAATTTAGACATATTTATTTTAATGATTCGTTATAAAAATATATAAAAATACAACTCTATTATTATATATTAAAATGGCTGTTAATTTATTTAATACAAAGGATAATATTAAAATGTTATGGGATGTCATAAGCGATGAAGATATATTTACATTTCTAACTCCTGATATTCAAAGTAAAATATATAATTTATTTTTAAATAATATTCAAGGGTTTTTTGAATCCGAGAGAAAAAAAACAAATCTGTTAGTTGATTTAAATAAAAAGTATATTCTTCTTATTCTTAATCATATTAAAACAACATATCCATATCAAACCAACAAAATAAAAATACACAATGAGCAACCACAATTAAAAGAACTAATTACATTCGAAGAAATACAAAATGATAGAAAAAGTCAATTTGAAAAGGATTTTAATAAAAGACAAGAAGAATTTGAAGATTCTATGACATTAAAATCACCTCCTGTTCCCGAATTTGCTGACAAAGAAAGCGATAAACCTATAAAAGAAATGGATAAAATTCTCAAAGAAATGCAGGTTCAACGTAATTATGAAGTAGACCAAATAAATAGAACATATAATACATCTAATCAAGTTGATAATTGGCTTAAACCTCAAGAAACATCTCTAAAAACAGAAAAACCTCAAAATAATGTGGATAAATTAGAACAATCTCAAACTCATAGTAGGTTTAAATTTTTAAGCGAAATTGAATCCAGTTTATCGCCTAATAATAATAAAAAAAATGTTACATTTAGTAATACTGATATAGTTACTACATTTCAAGAAGAAGATGAAGATGATATCAATATTTTTTCAAAACTGAAAAAGGTTGATAAAAAAGAACATAATAGTATTGTATTACAAATTAGTGAGCCAACTATAAATGGAGACAATTTAAATGATGATAGGATAGCAAAGTTAGAGAGAAATCTTACAAATTTAAGTGAAAAAATGGATAAAATCATTGGTTTATTGAACCAAAGAAATTAAATAAATATTTTTTAGATTTTTTATGTTGTTTTTAGATTTTTTTAATGTGTTTTTTAGTTTTTTTAATGTGTTTTTTAGTTTTTTTAATGTGTTTTTTAGTTTTTCTATGATGTTTTTTATTTTTTCTAGTATATTTTTTTTTATTACCTCCTGTTTCAGTTATTTTAAATAGTCCTTTTGCGTTATTATTATTATTATTATTTTGATTTATTGGCGTTGACTTAAATTGTGTATATGAAATTTTTAAAACATCTTTTGTTCTATAAATTAAATAAAATACACCACTTGATCCTATTGATGCTCCGTATACTAAAAAATTAATTGCTTGGGTTGTTTGAGATGTTATTTGATTTAAAATTAATTGTTGATTATAAAATAAATCACTCAAGGCTTTTTGTTGTAGGGCAAGAGCAGTATTTGATATACATGAACTAGTTGCTCCGGATGATGTAATAGAAGAAGCAGTTTGAACGAGTGTATTTAAGGTTCTACCAATATCATAATTACCCAAAGATAAAACACCTTCTGTAACAACCTGGGTTCTTGGCATACATGTTTTCTCAGCAATTGCTGTAAAATCAACAATTGATTCACTTAATAATTGTATAACAATATTTTTTATTCTTTCAGCTTGTTGTTGAACAATTGAACAGCTAAAGGTTTGAATAGAAGTCCATATATATTGAACAAAAGTAACTTGTTCTGTTGGAAGTTGTTGTATTTCAGACAACGCTTGTTGTAATTGTGATTTGACATCTTCGCTTACTGAGGAAATATCCATACCAATTACACTTTGAGATAATTCGTTAAATTTAAGATATGATATATATATAACGAAAATTCCAACAACAACTGCGATAATAGCAAATAAATCAAACTTATTTGGTGAATTAACACTTGTTCTACTAGTATCATTATTATCCTCTCTATCATATGTAACTATTTGGTCGTCAAAATCACCACCGCCAAATTGTGTAAAATCATATACATAAAGTTTTTTAATAAATGTCTTGAAGCCTTCTTTATTAAATTTTATATTTTGCACAGTTGCTATTTTATTTAATTTATCTGCTACATCATCTAAAAGTCGTTGGTCATCAAAATTCAATTGTGTTACTTCGCCTTTTTTGTAACGTTCCATAAAAATATCGGAAATTTTACTAAAATCAGTATTTAATTGTTCTGGAGTAATACAAATATTCATTTTATATAATATAGTTATTTTTTTTTCAAAACATAATTATATTTTTTTAACTATTACCACTCTATTTATTGACCAATTCTTTAAAAACTCTCTGACCTGTTTTATGATCAATCTCATATGTTCCAACTTGAACGGGAGCTATACTAGGGTCCTTTAATGCAGCTTCGTATGATTTAAAATCGTAAATATTTAATACATTTTCGCTAACTCTACGATAAACATATTTTACACCAGCAATTGTTACAGGTTTTCCTTCCCATTGAACAGCTACTTTATTTGCTAATGCAGTTATATCATTTTGTTGTTCAGAAAAATCAGGCACATAAGAATATGTATCAATTGATGGATCGCCAAAATTAACACACTTGCCATTTGAATAAATGTAACAATCAAACGCGGATTGTTTAATTGCATCCGTCAATTGTTCAGTTAAATCGGCTTTAATGCTTGATATTTCAAATAAATATTGGTCACTTGTTTGAGGAGTCTTAGGAAGAGCTTTGCTTAAATCCTTTCTTTTTAATTCAATAGCCTCGTCTGATTTTAATTGTTCTTCTGTAAATACCATTAAATAAACAAATACTTCGACAGTTTGTAAAGCTAGTGGTAAATCTTTGTGACTACAAATACGTCTAGCACGACCAATAACTTGTTCTGAACGCACAGGATGCCAATAAGGATCCATTAAATGAACATATCGAGTATTACGTAAGTTAATACCTTCAGAACCAGATGATGTAATCATAAAGACTTTAATAACTTCACCCATATTGTTATTTCTATATTTAGATTTAAGAACAGACCCAATACTATCTGGTATATCATCCCATTCTCCATTATAAATTTTACGCACAATTTCTTTTTCTTCAACAGTTTCAGTTCCAGTATATAATCCATAAGTTAATTTGCCTTCATCTTCTTCTGGAATATCAATTTGCCATAATCCAGCAATATTTTTTTTTATTTTAAATTGTGTAAATCCATTTTTATTCAAAACAAGTGTGAATAGGCCAATACCTTCAGCAGTTCTAAATTGACTATAAACAAGATGAAGACCTTGATACTCGGGGTCTTGGATATTTTCAAGAATATGTAAAAATTTAGGACTATATGTTTGTAAAGCTTCAGGTGTAAAAAAATCATTAGAATTTTCTTTCATTTCTTTCATTTTATTTTGTAATCGTTCCATATAAGTTGTTCCTCCAAGATCTTCTAATACTTCATCACCTTCAATTTCGCCTTCTCTATCATCTTGAATATCTTGTTTTGACTCCACTTTTTTCCCTTGTTTTAATACTGACACCATATTGCTATCTTCTTCCTGTTGTTCTTCTTCTTTTTCCTCTTCTTTCTTTTTTTGTTTAATAGGAATTGGTCTATCAGGAATAATAAAATTACAAAATAAACGAGAGAAAATACGATATGTTGATGCTTTATCTTCATAATCTTCTGCCATAGCTTGTTTTGGTTTCTTTCTCTCGAGCTTGCGTTCTTCTACGCGTGCTGCTTCATATGATTTAAATTGAACATCGCTCATAGGCACTCTAACTATATGATAATCTACACCTATTGTTTTATTAAATCTTGGTAATAAACTTTCTTGAGCACTTCTAAAGTAAGAAGAAAGTCCTAGTATTCTGCGTTTAAGAGCATCAGAATTTTTAAGTTTACGACTTGTTTCATCAACATATCTAGAAACAAATTCATCAAATGAATCAGGTAACGCTTTTTTATATTTAATTTCGATTCCATCAGGTATAATATCAATATCGTTTCTTCTGAGAATAGATATAATTTTTCTCTCAAAATCATCGTCTGAAATAAATTCAGTATCTATTTCGGTTTCCCCGCTTTCGTTTTTCTTGTTATTTGACACTCCCTGGTAACCAGATTCTTTTTTAATTTTATTTTTAAAACCAAATGGATTTCTTGTAATAGTAAGGGTTTTGCTTGATGGGGAGTAATCTAAATAATCAAATGTCTTCTCTCCAAGTAATATTTCTTGAAGTGTTTTTTTATCAATTTTCTTATTTGTATTTATAACTAATGGTATTTTCCATGTCTTTATATATCCTCTTAAAATATTGAAGAGAATGCCGAATTCATTTGGATAGTTAATAACAGGAGTTCCTGAAAGTAATATAATCCTAACATTTTTAGCACTTAAAAGCATTTCATACAATTTTGTTGCTAAATTAAGCGGTAATCGTTCTTTTTCTCCACGTTTAGTTTCGGCGATTGGTTTTTCTTTCTTTAATTTGTTAACAATTCTGCTAATAAAATTATGAGCTTCGTCAATAATAATTACGCTATTATCAAACATATTTTTGGTATACCCAGATGTCATTTCATCTAATCTTTTCTCACGTAAACCATTATAGTTAATAAATTTATATTTTTGTCGAATCATTTCGTTTAATTGATCTTCCAAAATTAATTTATTAGTATCACTTAATTTATCATAATTAGCTTTCTTTTTAATATTAATAAAAAAAGCGCCTCCGTGTTTGCGAATATATTCTTGAGGTAAATTTAAAACAGCTGATATTGTTGTTAGAGCTTCAGGATGTCTATCAAGAGAAATCCACTCCCAAAACTGATTTTTCTTATACAATAAATCGCCGCATTTTTTTAATTCACCAATATAGTTAGCACGTAAAGATGCTGGAGTCATAATAATAATATTTTTAGAATCTTTCATACCTTCAGCAATTGCAATACTGGTGCAAGTTTTACCAGAACCTAATCCATGATATAATAACAAACCTCTATAAGGAGTATAAAGATTCATATAATCTCTAACGATTTTTTGATGAGTTAATAGAGAGAAATCTGATGAGGTCTTACCAATTGTGTCACAAGAAATATTCTCTCTGTTCTCTTCTAATTCACGTTTATATGGTTGAAATAAAGAATTAATAAAATTTACAAAAATCTCTCTATTATTCATTATATAACTTGAAACTTTTATATTGATTGGTGGTTTTCTTACGGGCAATCGTTTTCTTAAATCTGTATCTCCCATTTCAACAATGACTTCGGGTCCTAATACAGCAACACCTTTTTCAGGTTTTTCAGTTTTTCGTTTTTTCTGTTTTGGTGGTATAATAGGCATTACATCTTCTTCCTTTTTCTTTAAAATAATTTCTTCAGGAGATTCATCTTTTACCTCTTCTTTAAATTCTACTTTCTTTTTAGGCTTCATTACAAATTCTTCTCCATCTTCTCTAATAACATCTTCATCTTCACCTTCAATAATTAAAGGCTGTTTAATATCAATTTTCTTTGCTTTTTTAACTACAGGTTCAGGGATTTTTTGGATTTCCTTTTCTTCAACTTCTAAAATTGGTCTAACAGTAACTTTGGTCTTTTTATTTTCTGCTAATTTTTGTAATAATGTTTCTATATCATAACCTTCATGTGTTTTATCAATAATAACAGGGTGTTTTGATTTACCTAGTTCTTCTTGCTCTTCACCTTCTTTAGGTTCCTCAATGTCAACTTTTGCTGGTAAAATTCCTTCAATATATTGTATTTCAGAAATTTGTTCACCCAAATCAGTAACACCTTCTTCAAGTAGTTCTCCAATAGTTTTATCTGTTTTCTTTTTTGCTGTTGCGATTTTTGTTTTTCTTTGTCCTTTCTCTCCTTTTATAATAACAGCGACATGTTGTCTTTCTTTTACATCAGGTTTTACCATTAATTGTTGTTTTAATTGTTCTAAATGATTCATCGCTTATATAAATTAAATATATAAATTTTTATAATTAGACAAATTTATATATTTACTTCATTTCAGACCAAATTAAGAATGTTATTTGATAAAAAATTTAATTGTATAATAAATAAAATTAATTTTCTTTATCAAAATTATCAATACACTTAATAGCTTCATTACAAGCAACTTGTTCTGCTTTTCTCTTAATTTTATGTTGTCCTTCACCCATATATATAAGAATCTTTGAATTTTCTTCTACATAATCATGAATAGATTTAAAGTTCTTAAAAAATGAAATATCAACCGAGTCAGCATGACTTAAATTATAAATTTGTTGACCTAAACACAAATATACTCCCATTTTGTAACCAAGTTCAGGATCGTGTTCAATTTCCAAATAATGTGGTGTCACTTTAAACTCTTTTTGGATTTTAACCTGTAAAATATTTTTATAATTGTCGTCATTTTGAATAAGAGCAACCCAATCAATATGTGTTTCGAAAATTCTATTGATAAATTTCTTAGCTATTTTGAAGCCAGGACTTTCATCATCACAATTATCTTCTGATAATGGATTATGCGTTTCGAAATTAAGGAATAGAGCACCAATAAATGACTCAAATAAGCAGCCAAGTTTTTTCAAATTAGTTCTAATTTTTTTTTCTTCAGCGTGTTTAGATAATATTAACCATTTATGTAGTCCCATTTCTAAGGCTATTTTACCAATTGCCTCATTCTTTACGATTGCGATTTTTTTTTCTGTCATAAATCCTTCATTTTCTTTAGGAAATCTCTTATAAAGATAAAGTTTAGTAACACACTCTAAAATACCATCCCCAAGAAATTCTAAACGCTCATTGGATTTAGAACTAAGTGGAAGACAATCAGACGGTCGCTCAACAATAGTAATATTTTGTTCAGCATTCTCATATTGAGGTCGTTTAGTATAAGAACGATGAATAAATGCACGTTGGTATAATTCTAATTTACGAACCACAGGAGGTAAGCCATATTTGGAAAGAATAGATTGAACTTCGCTCAATGTAATCTTAACATTTAGAGGATTATATGGATTAAATACTAATCCATCCTCGGTTTTAATTAAATCGTCGTCGTGTGATTGTTTGATTTCAGACATTTATATAGTATAGTGATTTGGCTTTATAT